GCGCCCATCAAGCACAAGTTATAACTAGAGTCCGTAGTAGTCCTTACACATGTGACTTTAAGAACCTGCCCCTGAAAAGACGAAAGTGAACTGTGTATGATTGCTGCCTGATTGTTACTTGTAGCCTCATCAACATGAAGGGCTTGTGTCGGAGAAGTTTCACCGATGCCGACATGACCATCATGGTCAATAGTCATTGCAGTACGAGTTTCGCCGTCGTCTTTGAAGCTGAAAACAAAAGATGGCTCAACGGTATCGATGTCTTCACTGGATGCCATTGTGTTTCTAAAGGTAGTAACGCGAGTGCCATACAGAATGTCCACAAATCGGCTTACGTCGCTATCTTGCAGCCGTAAATTTGGGGAGCCATCGTTCAGAGTAACATCACCATTTACTGTTAAACCAGTAAGAGTTCCAACAGATGTAATGTTTGTTTGTGCAGCAGTGGACAAGGTTGCTGCTAAAGTCCCAGTAACTGTTGCACCACTAGATGTAGTTTCTAATTTTTTACTGTCGTTGTGATAAAGCTCAACAGCACCACCATCGACAAATTTTGCCATTTCGTGACCATCAGCACCATCAATGTTCAATGTGCCTAGAGCAGTTATGTGGCCGTCTGTACCGTCCCAATACACTGAAATATCTGTGCCTGCACCAAAGGTCAAACGATCATCCGACGCGCTGCCGCTGTCGCCAAACACAATATTTTTTGTGTTAACATCAAGATTCCCACCCAACTGCGGTGTGGTGTCTTCAACCACTTCCACAGCAGCGTCTGAGGTTTGGGAGGTGACGGTAAAATCTCCGTTGCTGTCAAACGACAAATATTTATTGGCACGAGCCGTTGAGCTTGGGATGGTTGTTGACGCCGTGTCTGTTTCCGGCAAAACAACAGCACGGTCAAACACCTCTTGTTGCTGTTGCGCAATCATGGTCAAACGATCAAGCGCATCCTCGTGACTATCGGCAGGAAATGGATCGTTGGCTACATAATCCGTAGATTGTGTAAGGGTTAAGCTTCTTTTGATAACAACAGTTTCGCCTGATGTTGGAATGTTGCCGCTGGTAAATACTACGTTGCCACCAGACGCGCTGCCAACACCTGTTACCGTATAATGCGTTGTTTTTGTCTTAGTGGTTTCAGCACCAGTAGAGTTGGTGCGGATGATAACAACCAAGTCATCGTCTGCAAAGATTTTGAAGGCATAGGCAAAGGTGTCAAGAGAACCATTCCCCGAATGCGAACTTTTTGTAGTGGTGCTGCTAACCGTCATGTCTTTGCTCCAGTTTGGCTAAATGTACCAGAAAACACTGATTTACGAAAGGCGTCAGGAGCCAACGGCAAATCTGCTTGGCGCATAATAAAACTCTTGATCATTTTCTTTACGCATACGCCTTTCCATCCGACGCAAGAAACCTGGGTTTGTTTTCTCCATCAGGCCGTAGATAAACAGGTAATCGACTGCCGCTTTTGTGTAAAACAAGTTAAGACCTGGAGTGTGGCTGGTTATGAAGCGTGTGGCGTTCTTTGTTATAGCGTCCGTATCTCCGGCCAAAACATTAGAATATATCCGCGCAATATCGTCGATAGAGCCAAACGTAGGGCCAAGCGCAGTCTGTGTCAGGCTTTGACCATACTTGTTGTACTCGCCAAACAGGAAATCTCCATAAATGCCAGCGCCGCCACCTTGCACAAACGCCTTACTCAGCAGCTTAGGATTGAGGTAGTAGTCCTCACTGAATACCTCCATAGGCTCTTTGCCCCTAAGAATATCCTTAAGTGATACCGACAAGTAGCCCATCATCGTGGTGCCGACCATCATCTGCGCAATACCAAAGACACCGCTCCTGCTGCTGCCGCCGCGTTGCTTGCCCACATAGTAAGCGCCGGTAAGACCTTTGGAGATATAGGTAATTGGGAAACCTTTTAACTGCATAATGGCACGTAGCGCCTCACCCAGAATGGTGCCACGCTCTGTACCCAAGTTCATAATCGCACGTTCTTTAGCGCCTGGTGTCGGGATTGCGCTGTCTGCGGCGTCGGTCAGGTAGGTAGAAAGTCGCGTTGACAAGTCGTCACGGTACTTCTCCTTCATGGCCTCTGTGGCTTTTTTGAGCTTACGTTTGCGCGTTGCGTTTGCGCGGGTCAGTGCAGCTTGCTCAATAAACTCATCAGGGATGGTTTCGACTGCTTTAGGGGTCAGGTAGTTTACGCCATCAACAGACTTTTGCTCCATGTGGCGCATCAAAGCCCAATCGGTTGCGTCAAAGCCATACCGCTCAAGGTTAAGGCGAGTACGCTCCGGCACCTCTTCAAAGGCTCTGGACGAATAGTTAGCAAGATCCGCAGAGATCATGCGTGCAAGGCCGACCTTCTGCGCATTGTTCCACCACACCATGCCGTTCAATCGAAAGTAGGTCTGGTGCGCCTTGGCAATCATACCTGGGCCACTGTCATTAGCGCCAAACCTAGCGTGTACGTCGCCCAGCATGTTTTCAACGCCAACACTCAGCAGATACGCTAACTGACGTTGCTCATCCTTACCGTAACGTCCAAAAATGTCGCGGAAGGCGATGGCGTAGGAGCCAAAGATGCCGCGATCTGTGCGCGTATTGATGAAGTGCGCCTTGGTGGCGATATCACCAAACGACGAAATGGTTGCCATACCCAGCTTGGACATGTTCTGGATCATGCGCCAGCCAGCAGCGATGCCGGCAAAGTCTGCACCAAACATCACAGGCCGTCCTGCGCCTCTAGCGCGGGTAGTGCCATCAAGTTCTGCGAACTGCCGCTGTAGCGCCTTCTCACGACGGTTGATCTTGTCCAGCTTTGTAGGGTCGCCTTTGGCTGCTTTTTTCATGTCGTCAACGACACGCTTAAACATGGACTCTGGGTTGGTGCCAAACCGCTCCATAAGCCCGATAGCCTGTGCATCATGCGATATGCCGTTGATCACAGCCTCTGCAAAGCTCTGACGGCTATATTTCTTGGCATACTCAAACGCTGCCTTGCCTGTCTCAAAGTGCAGAACCCTGCCTTGGCTGAGTTTCTTGGCAAGGTTTGCTGGCCCTGTAAAAGATGTCAGCGGGTCAATAGCGCCATCGTCGCCTCTGACTGCATCAACCTTCTGATGCTGCCCAGACACAAGATTGTCGTAGATATCACCAAGGAACATCTCCTCGGTGTACTGCACCTTTTGCATCTTGCCGTCGATCAAACGCTCTGTAGTCGCTGGCTTGTTCTCAAACGTGCGGCGGGACAGACGACCTGGCTCCATCATAAACTGCACCCAATCGTTCTTGGCTGCTGCGATCTCTGCCTCTGTTTTAGCACCGGCACGCATCAAAATCGGGTCATGCGCCTGACGCACAACGTAGTTCTTCAACTCGCCGATCATGGCACCCATGCGGTTTTTGCGCTTGAGTAGGCGTTTCTGCACCTTCTGCACCATTTCTGCGATTGCCAGCGCCTCTTCCGCACCAGCCTCATTGTTGCCTATTCTGTTTTGACGGAAACTGTCGGTGTCGAACATGGCCTCATAAATCATTGGCTCAAGTTCTTTGCTCTGAAACAATTTATCCAACTTTTGCTCACGCAAAGCAGCAGCAAGCTCACCAGCATATTGCAGCATAATCCCTTGCTGGCGTGCGTCTACGCTATCTAAGCCAGCCTGTGCGTAACGGTAGTCACCAACCATGATGGCAGACAGTGCGGTAGTTGGATCATCAGGCGCAGAGTTTATGAACCGCATCAGATCTGCATACGCCTTGGCGTTAAGGATGCGATTGCGCTTTTGCATTACAGCGTTGATACGCGCTTGCTTTGCGATCTGTGCCGCCAGATTGAAAATATCTAGTTCTTCGCCAGCCTCTGCGTTCTCTACACGCTTGAACAGGCGTTCATTTAAAACCTCAATAATCTCTTCTGCTTCTTCATCCAGCAGGTTGATGCCAGCCCTTTTGGCTGCTTCCATTACTGCATCTACACAACTCATCTGCCTGGGTCTCCTATCAGACAGTTAGCGCCAGCCCTGCTGACTTCCTCGTAACCATCTGCCTTGATTTGCAGTTCATCAACCTCTGCCAGAGATCTTTTGATATCCGCTGGAAGGATTGCTTGCACATCATCAGATGCCAAGTCTTCCATGAGTATTTCGTTCTCTGCTTCAATCTCAGCGGGGTCAGGCTCATCAAGCTCTGTCGTTTCCTGCTTGATCTCTTGCACAGCCTCACGATGCTCACCCAGACGCCCAAGACCGTCACCTTGCATGGTGGCTGCATCAGCCTCATTTTGAGCTTGTTGTGTAGTCACGCGGCCATCCTGCACATCGACCATATCGCCGGCTTCTTGTGTAGCAGACTCTAGTTCGTTGATGCGTGCAGTGATCTCACCAAGTCTTGTTGCCTCTGCCGCTTTGACGCGAGGTTTGGCAAGACCTTCTTTCTCTGCGCGTTCCAACACCTTCTTCTGTATGTCAGCGGCTTCTTTGCGCAACGCAGTTATCTCACTTGCGTCTGCACCGCTGATGTCTGGCTCCGCAGGTTTTTCTACAGTTTCACCAGCCCTGCGGCGCTTTTCAATCTTGAGAGCGGCCAAGTTGCTTTGGTGCGCTTCCAGAGAACCCAGCCTCGCGGTGTCCACATCCCCCGCTTCGATGTCGGCTATAGATCGCTCTGTAGACTCCAAAATTTTGTCAAGAGTTTTGTCATCAAGAATAGAAATCTCAAACTCTTCACGGCCACTAAACGCATCGACATACTTGTAGTCTTCGTCAAACGGCGACTTGCTGCGCAGATCACTGGCGTCGATAGTCTTTTCCTGACCATCTGCCGTGCGCACAGTGATATCACCATTATCATCTACATCCAGCACCTCCACTTCTACAGGGGTGCCGTCTGTTTGATACACAATCTTCTTTTCGCTGATTGCCGCATCAGCCGCCTCAGTGCGAGACTGCACACTCTCTTCTATAGGGGACAGGTTGACCTCTTGATCGTCCATAACCTGCTTGATAGAGATGCGATGCGCTTGATCTGCTTCTACAGCCTTCAAGCGTGCCAAACGCCTCTGCCGTGTGTAACGACCAAATGAGGATATGCCGCCTGTCAAAGCATTGATGCTGCCACCAAGGCCAGCACCCACAGCCACATTTATGAAGCTGTCCATCAGATTGTAGTCACGGTCTTGTTCTGCAACAGCAGCACTAATGACAACAGGCTCAATGACTGCGGCACCGATAGCGCCGTCCACAACGCCAGTAGCAATCTTGGAGCGGCCAGCGCCATAGCGTGCAGAAAGGCTGGCAAATTTTGCGGCACCTACAGATGGGATGAACACAGATGCAATGTTGAGCGGGTCAACAAAACTGCCGGCAATGCCTACGCCAAACTGTGCGGCACCTAAACCAATGCCGCCTCTAGAGCGGCTAAGTGTGGATTGGAAGTCTGCGCGTTCATCATATCGGTCAGCCAACAACGTAGCCAAACCTGTGGTGATGCCCTCATCTCCGACCTCAATTCCCGGTCTGTAGAAATCACTGCGCCGCCACTCATCTTGGCTGATAGTACGCCCCTCACGCCCAGATCCTAGCTTCTGTTCAGCCAGACGATCCAAGGCATTGAGAGGATTGTAGTACAGTGTTTCGTCAAGCGTGGCACCGAGAACATCCAGCGTGCCAGCCTTTGCAAAGTCGTGATACTGATTGCGCAGGTTGGGGTCGTCTTGTTGCTCTTGATAGTAAATATCGACCATTAGAACAGCGGCCCTTCAGCAAACGTCAGTTCCTGCCAAGCGCGGTTAGCACTGGAATCAACCAAAGATGGTGTCTTGTTTGAGTCAAACCCCATCGCTACCAATCTGCGTTTTTTCGCGTCCATTTTGAGAGCTTTGAACTCTTGAAACTTAGTGGCAACGTCTGACAAAGTGTCCATCGTAGTAAATACGAACCCACCAAAAGCGCCTTCCGCTCCCTCTTGATCTTTCAACTGCACGAGGTTGCCAAGCTGATCCACCATGAAGACGCCTTGATTGTCCACCGTAGTGCGCCAAGTACCCCTTTGGGCAAGGTCGCTAAAATATTCGTCTACACGGTTTTCGTATTCAAAGTCAGGCTCACCATCCAACTGCGGCGGTGCAGCGATGACAGACCGCAGATACTCTGGGCTTTGACTGATTGAGTATGACAGCATCTCAGTCATGTCAGAATAAATCACATCATAAGACGCATCAAACCGCACCTGACTGTCGTTCACGGTGTCAAAGCGGTATTGATTACCGATCACCGCTTCATACGCGACAGCAACTGCATCCTCTGCGCTAATGTTTTTGTCAGACATACGCAGGAAAGATGCGGTGTTGAACACCAACTCAGACATCTCAATGCCATGCGACGCGCGTTTGTCAGTAACACCACCACCAATAACGCCATCAACCGTCACGGCACCCATCACACTGCCAAGATATGACTCCATAACAGTATTGACTTCTTCACGCAGGTTTTTGCGAACATCAGGCCCAAGGCCACCGTTCTCAACAGATTGCTTTGCTTTGTTGATGAACTCTTCCTGACTGCCAAGATAAATGGCTCTGGAGTAGATGTTGTCGCCGCCTAGTTTTGCGATGACATTCTCTGCCAGTGTGATCTGCTTAGTGTTAACCATGTGCCGCAACACACGATTTGAGTTTTCCCCAAATCTTGCAAAGAAACCATCAAGCTCTTTCGCTTTCTGATCGTATGTCTCAGCTTGATCATAAGCGTTACGAAACGCAGTGATGGTGTTGTTATCAGTGATGCGGATGTCAGCCTCTGGCACGCCCATCTTACGTTGCAGCGCAATCATTTCTGCGGGGCTTACCTCTGACACATCAGTGATCTTGTTGCGGCGCATGTAGTAGCCAACAAAATCTGCGTCGCGTTCCTTGCGAGACTCTGCCAAACGCTTGGTAAGTATTTCGTAAGCCTTGGCACCCTTCGCGTCTGTAGCGTCAGCAAGCGCATCAGCCAAGGCCTTTGCCTGATCTTCTGGCGATGCAAACTCAATCTCTTTGAAGATGGTAGACGCTTCGACGGTCGCACCAAAAGCCATGCGGTATGCAGCACGTTCAGTAAGAGCATCTGCACTTGTATATAAGACGTCAATTTCCGCTTGTCTTTCTAAATCTTTAGGCTCCATAACGCCATCTTGAGAGCGTATTTTAGCAAACAGATCAGACTCTAAGACTTGCGCCTCGTTCAACACACGCGGCTTACGCTCACGGATCTCTGTGTCAATGACTGACTCCAGCGCCTCTCTGCCGGCAAACGTATCAATGCTGGAAAACAGAGTAAATTGACCGTTTTTCTGCTTAATCATGTCCTGCTTCATGTTTTGCAGTTTTGCGAGGGACTTGTCCTGCACCATGCTTTTGGCTGTAGTAAGGACAGTATCAAGAAGTTCACGCTCCTCATTCTCAACAAACGCATCAAACTTATCGGCGAGAGCGGACACAAAGTTAGCGTCGGCACCAGCAAACGGAATAGTGATTGTCTCGTTGTCACGCTCAACAATGATTGACTGCACATCGCGGGTGCGCAGTTGCGTAGCGATATCTGTGATCTCTTCTGCTGTCGGGTTCAGAACACGCAACTCATCAAGCACAGCGTCTTCAACATTTTGTGTGATTTCTCTGCGCCGACCCAAGATGCTGTTCTCTAGCGTAGCGCGGGTGCCAGCGTTCAAGCCTACATCTGAAGCTAGAGCCTTCTCTTGCGCATCTAGTGCAGCAAAGCTGTCGGCGTTGGTGATGCCGCTAGTGTAAAACCTGCGCCGCATCTCCTGACGGAATGAACCTTTGTTGCCGGTGATAGGCTGACCGAGGCGTCTGGCCTCATCATATTTGGCCTCACCCTCCGCGATATACGCGTTCAGTTCCTCAATCGTGGCAACCTGACCGGCGATATTGAAGAAACCATCAATCATGCCATCTTTAGCAAGACCGCCGTTTACCTGTTCCCTGTTAAAGGCAAGCTTTTTGATGTTGGCAATTTGTGGAGCCATGTTTTTTTTAACAACAGAAATTAACTTGTTTTTTTGCGCATTATCAATGTCTGTGCGTTTTTTAAGTTCAGTAACGATTGGTTCTTGTACGCTGTCAATTAGCCCGTTTGCGGCCACTTCCATATCGCTTTCAGTAGAATTTAGCGAGTAGGTGGTAGATTCATTCATAATCTTCGTGGCGTATTCGTCAGCCAGACGATTGGTTGTTTCCTTCTTGCGCTGGACTTGGAAATCAAACTCCATCTTTTGCCGCGCGTTTTCAAACTGCATCGCGTTTTTGGCATAGTCAGTGCCAGCCCTGCCCACAGTCTCCGCAGCACGCACCAACGCTTGCCCAGGCGCTTCAAAAGCCCCAGATGGCGCTTGCGGCCCCAGACGACCTGTTGCCAAATCAACGGTGGTGCCTCGACCTTCTGCGTACAATGGGATTTTGGGCATCGCTAACTCGTTTCTAAGTTGTCTGCGTCAAAGTCTTTTCTCTATATTGCTGCTGCAACTCAAAGAAATCTTGCTGTTGTTGAATGCCGGCATAAGAGCTTGCACCGTTCAACAAACTCACATAAGACGCCGTTCTAAACCCTGACGCACGCGCTGCGCCAGTGGCACGACTCATAGCTGCCTCTGCCATAGCGTTAGCTTGCTCAATATCAGATGCGTACTGAATACGCAGCGCATCACGCTCCATAGCAAAATAGCTATCGGCCAAAGCAAGATAAGGGCTGCCAGACATTTCAATACCAGACTTAGCCGTCGCCACCGTCTGAGACGCAGTTAGGCGGTCGTTTGCACGCCGCAGATTGGCCTCTTGATCGATTTTTGCACGCTGCAACAGAACAGCCTCATTCTCACGCAGCTTTGCGTTGTACTCAGCCGTTAACTCCGCTGCACGCGCAGATGCTTGATTGCCCTTGAACCCAAGGAATGCGCTGGCTGCTGAAGCTCCTGCTGCAATCGTCATTGGATTCATTACGTCACCTTTGCATAACGATAGTAATCTGAGCCATCAGGCCCATATTTCTTCATTATACCCTCATTTTGAAAACCAAGCCATTCTGCGAATCTCTTAGCCTTTGCATCCTTCACTGCAATGCTGGCTTGGATGCGCTGGTACCTGTACTCTTCCTGCATGTGATCGAACATATTGACTGTGTGCCGCGCTACAGTTCTGGGCCGCGCAAACGCTTCCTTGCCTAAAAGCAACCACGCTTCACCCACGCCCTGCCATATGTTGTGTACACCGCCTATACCAAGCACAACATCTTCCTCAAAAAGTGTGTAGCCCCTTATATCTTTATGCTCGACTAATGCCTTTCGGCCATCCTCAGAAAGATCAAACATTAACTTAATGTGTTGCACATGCTCTTGAGCAAACGGCAAAAATCTAAGCATCAAACGTGTTAGACCTTCTCATAATTGCAAGGATAGTCATGGGCAATGGTTGGGACTGCTGCACCACCACCCGTGCATCATTGTCGTAACCTGATGGAAACGAGATTTCTTTATCTCCTGTAAACATAGGCACGGCTGTATCCATTGCCATACTGCTGTCACGGAACGGTATGCGGTCAAGATTATTTGTGTCGGGGCCAAGTTGAACGCCCACACTATTAAGCAACCTTACCGTAACACCATGTATTCTTTTGATTTTACCTTGGGAAACACCATCTTCTGCGCCAGCTTCCAAGCGCAAGGTTTCAACAAATGAATTGTAATTGTAACCTACATGCACTTTGCCAGCACTACGCTCAAGAGTGATTGCGCCGCCAGAAACAGTTTTATCTGGATGTGAAGATCCATCTGCCAATATCTGCACAGTTTCACCTTCTAAATGGTTTAGGCCGGTGATGCTTGTTGTGTCAGAGCCAGTATAAGTAAGTCCACTATCAACAAAAAACGCATCCTCTATATCAGAACCAAAGTCGATAGGTTTTAAATAACAGATGTGGCGCACAACAGAACTGTTGATCGTTCTCTTTACAGAAAGATACACTTGATCTTCTGCACCGCTTGGGATCGACGTGATGCTTTCAACAATACCACTACTGCCTAATGGATGCTGATGCCAGCCTACAGCGCCATTAGCGCGGTCATAGGTGAGCCCTACAAGGGTGCCATCGCTATGCACAAACCACAAAATTAACTCTGGCTCTTGCTGCCAAACCATGTCTGTTAGGCCACCACTAGCCACATGCTCTGCCAGAATAGTTAAATCCACGCCCAGCAAGCCATCAGTATCTAGATCAAACGTGATTTCTTTGACCCGTTCAGAACCTTTTTGCAACAAGATTGTGCTATTGCCAGCACGCACTGGCCGAATGTTAGATGTGCCAAACGTAGTCTCACGCAAGACGTTGACGTTAGTAGGCGTTACAGGTTCTGCACCAGTGCCACCAGACAGCGTAAACTCAGAACTTGTAGTCAGGATTTGAAGAAACCGCGCTGGCAGTAAGTGCTTGATTACATTGACGCGATCTGAGGCAATAGTAATGTTAATAGCATCGTCATCATTAGTGCCTGGCGTGTGGTTTTCAAAGTCAGCACTTACCGAACCAAAGATGGTTTGTGGTTGACCTGTGGTGCCAGCAAAGTACAAACGCTCTTCATAAAATGCTACAGCACGCGGGAACTTTTGATCTCCCCCAAAGGCACCTAATGACCAACGGGTTGTCGGTGTGCCGCTGCCAACAACACTTGCTGGCAAAACACCATTAGTATTTTTAAAAGTAGCTGTTACAACTGTTGCGCTGGTAAACCCTGTGATTTGCAAAAAGCCAGAACCACTATGCTGATATTCCCAAGTTATCGCGCCATATGTTTCAGAGCCAGAAAGGTGTACAGGCGGTGAAGACCCAGAGGTATCTGAGCCACTATCTGTTTTTTTATAAACATTATCGCCAAATCGAACTAAATCATTTTGCGCATAACTGGTGCTTGCCGTCCATGCGTCGTGTTGGACTTCAATAACTTCACGCAGCCTTATCAAACGCCCGACATCAGTAGATGCAAATACACTGGCAGATGCTGTGAGGGTGATACCACTGCCAGTATTAGCTGACGCATAAATAGTGGTGGTCGTTATGTTTTCGTCTAAATATGGGCCATCAATAAAGTCAATATCGTTCAGCGTGAAGCTAGTCGCAGTCGTGCGGGTTAACTTGGCTGGCTCATGGTCTTTGTGAGCAATAAACAACACATCCGCAGACTGCACATGGTTTAACTCAAAAATCTCTGTAACCGAGTAAGTGGTTGTTACTTCTACAATTTTACCAGATGTTCCTGCGCTACTGTATGCTGTAAAACTACTGCCATTAATTCCTGATAACTCAAAAGTGTTAGTGGTTTTGTTAGCTACCGTAAATTCACGATTATTTAGTTCAGTCATTCCAACAACATCTTTGATAAAAACACGATCGCCGTTGTCATACCCGTGAGAATTTGCTGTTACTACAACAGGGTTTGCTGCCGTTGCCGCTGTAATAGTTTTAGTGGCTTCTGTTAAAATACCGCCGTCTTTAAAAAACCGAATGTAATTAGCACCAAACTCAAGCACATATGCCTGTTCGTCACTGAACTCAAAGTTTACCAGCCTGACTTTGCCACCATCTTTTGATGCGCCTGCAAAGTAAGACCCAGGGCGGCGTGTGATCCCACCCTGCGGAAAACTCACCATGTTGCTTAGTTCTTTTGCCGCCTCATTGTATTTCTGTAGATCTATACGACCTTCTAGGCGAGGCGAAAACTCTCCGGCGCGGAAGTTGGTTATAATAGTAGAAACACGCGCCATGTTATAGCCTTACATCTATAAACTCGTCAGCTTCAATTCTTTCTGGGTAGCCCTCTACTGCATCCATGCCACGCGCTTCATTAAGACGCTGCTGATATAACTGGAATGTTGCTTGCGCAACGCTATTGCTGCCAGTAATGGCATACGCAGTTTCACTAGCCAGTCTATGCGCTATAACACTCGAACAAAGACTGTCCAGAGTTTCTGTATCAGTTACTCTAGAGATGTAAATAATGCTGCATGAGCTTTCATTAGAAAGCACTTTGCGGCCTTCAATCTTAAACATTTTATTGCTGTTATACGCCGCCACTTCATTGTTTACCTCAGCATTCCAAAAGGAAACAACACGCAAACAAAAAGGATTGGTCGGCAAAGTATATTGAAAAGTAAACCCGAAAGATGGCGCAGTTGCATCTTGCGCAAGTGTAGCCCTTGAAATAGCACAATTCCAATTGTGTGAACGTAAAACAGTATCTCGTACTGTATCAAACCGCCTGTTGCATAAACGTGCTTCTTTTGAATTTTCAGTGAGTGACGTTATGGTATCTGCACCAAGCAAATCCATAGCTTCGTTACAGATATCAACGACAGACGGCATCACGCACCTCTCAATGGAAAGAAGGGGCGGCGAACCGCCCCCTCAATGTTAGTTCACAACGTAGTGGATGATAAACGACATATCGCCACCAGTGCCACCAGTTGCATTGAAGGTTGCTGCTACATAGTAGTAGCCGCCGGGGTCAGACGATGCCCCTGCGTTTTCCCAAAGCTGTGCGCCGATAGTATTGATATCAGCTGCTTCAGTCCGCAAATCCGCAACCGCCGTAGTGCCATCAGCAACAGAAGTGGCGTAGAAATCTTCATCTACGACAGTTCCGTCAGTCTGATAAAGACCGACGTTGAAGGTACAGCTACCACCAAGCGCATCCGCTGCAACTTGAAGTGCAGTGATAGACGCATTGGAAGGCAATGGGGTCAACATCACGATATCATCGTCAGTGCTGTCGCCAGCCGCCAAGGCTATTGTACCCTGTGCAACGCGCAGTACACCGTGAAGCTCATGTGCGTCACTGAATACCTGCGGGGATGCTTCAAAGTTAGCAACCAGAGTCGAGTTTTTCGTCGTCATAGCTTATCTCTCCTCTTAGTCAGGGGTTTCGTCACAGAAGATCTGAACAACTTTGTCTTCTTCCATGCGCACCGATCCGATGCTCATGCAATAGTAGACCTGAGTTGCATATCCCTTGTCGGCGCGTTCATCAATGCGTGCGCTGATGTCCTTGCCAATACCAAGAGTCAGACCATCTTCTGCCCATGCGAAGCATGTACGAATGTCGTTTGAATCGACGGACAGACGGTTGGACATGATGAATTGGAAGCCCATAAAGGTGTCCAAATCACCTTGCACGAGAGCCTTTACAGTGTTGAAGTCGCTGCTGGTGACAGTGGTGTCTCCCAGTAGATCTTCAATCTGTTTTGGGCCTACTGCAATGTAGCGCGGAATTGACGGATCAACGTCGTTTAGATCCATCTTACGCTTGGCTTCACGCAACTTGGCAAGAGTCAGACCGTCGTTAGACGAGGACGAACCTACCGAATTTGCTGTTGCATCAAGCGTTGCACTACCAGAACCAGTTTCGCCAGTGCTGGCTGTGCCGGTTGCAGCGGTGATGATGACATCATCCATTGCACGACCCATTGCTGCGGCAGCAGCGCGTGCATAGGAAGAAGTCGGGTCGATGAGCATACGCACCTTGTCCTGATCGTCAACGAGATCTGCGTACTCATAGTCCGCAAGGCTTAGACGACGCCTGTCATGGGGTGTGTCCATCTGGGGAGTATCGGCATGGCGGCTGGTGCGCAAGGCAGCAGTAGCCGATCCGATCTGGTCGATGAAGGCATTTTTACCAACAACATTCTCAACGCGAACCGCATCACGCAGACGAGAACCCATCTGCTGTGAAAGCATCTGCACGTTTGCAGAATACTGTTGCACAAATGCCGTAGTGATTTGTGTAGACATGAGTCTACCTCCTTACTACAGTTACATTTTGGCGATTTGCAGTGTGCTACCCTTGCGGACACTCCTAGCCTTTTTGGCTGGCGTCAAGCCGCCGTCTTTCCGGCTGTCATCAGGACGGCCTTCACCGCTACCCTGTGTCACCCAATCATAGTACATTTGTGCTAGTTGGGATGGATTCATAATATCACGTTGAGTGCCAAACTCAATGGCTATCCTAAGGCACTCTAAACGCAGTTCAATTTTCTCCTCATCTGTCATGGATCATGCTCATTAATTCTTGCATGTGGTTGATAGCATTTTGTCGTGCCGTCACATTCTTGCTGTCCCAATATGCGTGGCTCTTATCATTCATAATAGCGTCAATCTCAGCTTGCGCTTGCTTAGGCGTCATGCCGTAGTTTGCAGACGCGCCGTCGATGCTATCTTCGCTAGTCACAGTAGACTTGAAGTCTGCCATAGCTGCAAAAGCCTTGATGAACGCTGGGTGATTGCCAACTAGCGTGCCGTCTGACAATTGCATATCAAGGATACCATCGCCAGCAAACTCACGCGCAGCACCAGATGCAGCGTTTAATTTGGCGTCGTAGTTGTTGCCCCACTCACGGCGCAATTCAGCCTCAGTGCTAGATGCCTGATCTGCCACCATCTGCTGCATTTGTTCCGCAGAGTTTGAGACAGCGGAGCGATAATATTCCAGCACACCCTGTGCCTGTTGTGGCGTAAGACGCAGTTTATGAGCGATATCGGCATATTGTGAGGCAACATCCTCAGTAATGACGTTACCGTCTGCCTTGATCTCGTACCCATCTGGTGCCTCTGGACGACCTAGACGGCCATAGATATTATCAAGATCTTCGTCTGTTGGGTTGATGGGCAGCGGAATCTTCTCCGAGCCGATCAATCTCTGTGCATTGACGTATGAACGCGCTAGGTTTTCCACATCCTTGATAGGCCCAAAGCTAGGGTGTTCGCGGATGTCCTCCGGTATCATGGTCAAGAAGTCGTTACCAGACCCGCCTTGCGCTACCTCTGCCGGTGTTTCAATCGGCGCAGCATCAGGCTGGGCTACCTGTTCAGCCACTTGTTCTGACATTTAGTCCTCACTCATCATGTTGTAGATATGAAGGATTACTGCACGTTTTCCTTCCTCAAACGCTGTGGCATTTGCATCTCCCGCCACATAGCTTGAAGCACGCCAGTTACAGCGTGCCTCAAGATCTCGTAGTACCTGTTCTCCGGCGTGATCACTAAACACGCCCTTATACATCTCTCGCAGCTTCCTAACTTCCACCGCCATCGCTTACCATCCTCACTGCTTGTGCCGCTTGTGCGGCCGTATAAACGTCCTCTGTGTTCTGTTGACGCTCTAGTTCCGCTTGCTGTGCGGCAGCACGTTGTTGGCGCTGTTGATCGACCTGAGCTTGCGGCAACAGCACATCTTTTGGCACACCCAAAGAGTCCACGATATGATTGACCAGCCCATCTGGGTTGAGGTGGTCGCCAACTGGTAGCGACTGTGCAAGAGGCAGAAGTATCTCCAGAGCCTTCATCGTGCCATTTAGACTGCTGGATTTCTGTGCGCGTGCTAGTGGCGATACATATTCAATGTCTACATCTTTGCCTTGCAGTATCTCTGGCGGCACCGCAAGCATGTCGTTGCGCAGCATCAACGCAAATACACGATCAATCATGGGACGCAACATCTCATTCATCAAACGCCCCAGAACCGGCCCTATAACGCGCATACGTTCTTCCTGACGCTGCACTACCTCAGTAGCTGTCATGTTAGGCGTCTGTGCAGATAAAAGCTGGTCTACATAGAACGCAGAGCGAATAGCGCCACGACGTTGGTCTTCCATTGTTAGACCAATAGGAATGTTTGCTCCAGTATTCAAAGGGGTAATAGTGTCCCTTGTGCCACTTCTAAAAAAGTTGAGGCCACCTGGTTGCGTACGGATGGGGAGAAGGAATCCGTCATCAGGAACAAGTAGAGGAGGATCTATTTGTTTCTGCGCAGCTTGAATGATGGTTTTTGACATAAGATTCAACATCTTAACGTCAGGCAACGCCACCATTGCAGGTGACCGTCCCATTACTTCGCCAGTTGCCTTGAGGAAGCGCGGGACAATGTACGGAAACTCTTCAAAGCCGCTGATCGCTACCGGCATCTTGGTTTCCATACAAATATAAACTGACGCAAACGGCATGTTTTTGTTATCGCGCTTCGTGGGATCACGATCATCGCGCGGCAAAACAGCGTGCAGCAGCGTTACCTCTTCATCAGGCTTTTTCTCAAATGTGCGTTGGATAAACTTGCCTACGTTCTCTAGGCCAAAACGTTGCACAGCTTGCCGTGCAGGAATCTTGTACTTACGGAACACAGTATCAACCAAGCCAAACTGGTCTTCCGCAACGTAAAACTCTGAGATATGGCGCGTGCTAAACCGTAAACTTTTGCCATCCATTTCGACAAACATACAACCAGTGCCAAAGACAACGAGATCCACATACAATTCGTGTACTTCAGTCTCAAAGTTTGAGTGGTTAAAGGCTCTTATCATGCGCTTGCTGCTATCTTCCAGCCAGCGTTGAACCAGATCATCGCGTCCAGTTTCGGGATCTTTCATTGCAAGGTGAAACCACGGTGTAGCGCCGCTGGTCAACATGCCATGCAGTGAAGCAGAAAGAAGATCTACAGCCTGTAATGCCGTGCCATCAAAGATATTTTCTGTTCGTTTTTCGCCACGACTGCGCTTGCGCACAATGTCAGCTTTGCGTGGCAACATAAAGTCTGACAGTTCTTGATAATGCGTATCCCAGTTGTCACGACGGCTTTCTAGGTCATCAAAACGGTTTACAAGTTCTTTGATGGGGTCCATTTTAGCTACCTAACCAAGTAATGTTGGAGTTTGTCCTGTCGCCATTTCTTCCTCCAAAGCACCAGCAATCATGGTAGCGCCGCGTCCCCTACGCCTGCCTGTGGCTTGACGCAGGGCATCAGCAGCCAAGGCATCTGCACGGGCGAAGTCAGTTTGTACCGGCGGTTCTGGTGGCGGTGGCGGTGGTGGCGGCATAATTACCCTTGGA